TTAGGTTACTCATTCTGATTTTAGCATTTCTCAATAAAGCACCACGCTCTTTTCTAGCTCTTGCGACTATATATTCTTGTACGCCTAGCTTAGAGTTGAGTATCTCGTAATTAATATATGCGTATATGTACTTTTCAAATAACTTGTTTACTAACACTTGAGAGTCATCTCCTGCTTCCATTCCATCAGAAATATACTCTAATATACAAATCTTATTGGCCATATCTGAATTGAAGTTGATAACTCCCTTCTTCTTATCAATGGCGAATGTAGGATTTATATTCGCAGTAGATGTGTTTAATCCAAATCTAGCTCCTAAAGCATAGTCAAAGTACCACGTACCATCAATGTTCCATCCCTCAAGACCATCAAACATATTACCGGGATTCAGATATATATCTTTCTTCGTTCCCTTCAATCGATCCATGTCTATGTTTGAATTCTCTGGCTTTAAAATATTACCATTTACGTCAAACAATATGTTGCCTTTATTGTCTTGTAAGTAAGCGTTAGAAGATAATACTTGAATATTCTCTGTCATTGGTCTTAAAAGCCCGTCTAAATATAAAGACACCCTCACCCAGTTCACAAAGTCGGGAGGCAATACAAAACGCAAATTCTCAGTTACATCAAGTTCTAAAACCTTAATCTCCTTGAATGCATCGTAGTTCAACTCTTGTATACCACGCTTCGCATGAAAGATGATTTTATATCGGTCTTCATTATTTACTAATGAATTATTGCCAGTATACATTAACTGGAAGTTATTTACAATATCATACAAGCTAACATATTGGTATGACCCCCAATTTGCATCTTCTGGGGCTACACCGTTATTCGTATAATAATTATATTCTGATAAATATGCCATTACTTAGTTGTTTGTGATTGTTGTGATTGTTCTAATTCCTCTCTCTTGGCAAATGTATACACGTCAGCCTCACGAATAGATATACCAGAATACTGCAATATCTTTGCTATCAACTTATACTCGTCATCCATAGGTAATTCAAAGTCCTTATAGTCAGGTTGAGTTTGGTCAAAAGCAGGCTCTCCGCTTATTAAGGTTATGTAAGTCCATTTTGGATCCGATGGATACCTAAAGTACTGAGACCATACCTGCCCAGCAGAATTTATAGTCTTGGGATATACCTTTAAAGTAGTAGAATTTTGAACGTATATAGGGTATTTATTGCTAGGAGCTGTCAGTAAAGACTGCTTTAGCATATCAATTCTATTGTGGTTTACCTTTTCAGATTCACTAACTGTACTTTCGTCATAAATAGAATATTCCTCGCCTGTGCTTTGGAATATATCATCTGATAAAAGCAATGTTGTAGCGCTAGATACCTCAAGCACAACAGCAACACCACCAGTGTCATCATTAGCCACTATATCATCTTCTTCTATACCATCTGTAATAAAGTTGGCTGCTGAATCAACCAAGAAATTCACAGATATTCCCGTGTTAGTCCCAGTCGATAACTTGTCAGTATAGCAACTAACCTTATTCAATAGATAGTAATCATCCCCAGTAGTCACAATAGAAGGTAAGAAGTAATTGTTGCTACTGCTTCTTGTCAAATGAGACACCCTTGAGAATACTTCCATCGCCTCCTCAATGGCTTTTAACTCATCTCCATATTCAGACCCCGACCTACGCACGTTCTGCATATTGACGATATCGTTATATTTAGAAAAGTATTCTTCAAATATCTCTAATTGCGCTTGCTTGGCAAACAAATTGAAATCGGATGGCGATATGTAACCGTAGTTATTTTTATTCAATATAGACAGTACGGTGTTCCTTACAGAATTTATCATTACATCTTGTTTTGTACAAAGATAAATAAAAAAAAAGAGGGAGTGGTCAACTCCCTCTAAGCACAAAAATTAAACTATGTTAAATCACTCAGAATCTAATAAGCTTTCTAATAATTGTAAAGAATCAATGCCTTCATCGCTCTTTAGGAATGAAGACACCATCATGTATGGATCTTCCCCGTAAGGGATGTTAATCATTTTCTTCTTGTTAGACTTGGTGCTATACCAAACCTCTTTATTGCCGTTTCTGAATGTCAACAAACCCTCTTCGAAGAATCTATGTACATTGGCTTCCATCTCTAAAGTTGGATCTTCAACCATATCCATAAAGTCTTGAGGGTTTCTCTTAGCAAACGTCAAAACATCTCGCTTCAATTCAGCTGTAGTATAGTTCGATGGATCTATACCAAAAAGAATACGAGCAACATTTTCTAATTTATTAATGTCAAGAGACTTGGCTAAGACCAATGCATCAATTTCACTTGCGATATTCTGCACTTCTGTTTCAGCGTCTTTCTCATAGTTAACCTCCTCATAAACACTTCCGTTCATGGGATGGTAATGCAAGAATGCTTGTAATACCGGGTTTTGTTTTGGAACTCTTAACATTCCATTTTCAAAGATAACAGGATCAACGATAGCACTACCATCTTGCTCATCTTCAAATGGGCTTTTTTGGTTTACTGCATAACGCAAAGGTCTGTTAGAATTTGTTTTCTCATCGTAATGCAACAATGGGAATCTTTTCGTACTCCTAGATGGGAGTATAAACGACAAAGGTGACGAGTTCTTCAAACGGTACACCCTATCTCCTGGCTTTGTATTTAATTTCATATTTGATTTGATTTCTTTTAAAAAAAGGGGGGATGGGTGTCCCCCCTATATAACTAAACAATTAAACAGCTCCTATTATGCACCGTAACGGAACAAGAAGAAGTTATTTGCACCTAATGTACATACGCAACGCTCAGACAAGAAGTTAACTTCCATAGCATCTAAATCGCTAGTAGCAGCACCACCGGCAGAACCAGTAATCCAAGTCTTGTAGCGGCGATCCTCAGTTTCAGAAGCACGGTAACGTACGTGTAAGAAAGGACGCTTTGCGTTCTTACCCATGATTTGGTCATAAACAGTTGTAGAACCAGCAGGAACCAACATACCGTTAACTACGTTAGCAGTGTTAGCACCAGCCCACGCTATGCCACCATTATAAAGACCACCACGCATTGTAGGATCGTTCAAGTACTTCCAATCTGTTTTATAGAAGTCATAACCTCTACGGAATCCAGTGAAGCCAAGGTTCAACGCCATGTTCTGGTCGTTATCAAATAAACCATAGCTAGTACCACCAGCACCGTAGCTGTTTTGCTCTGCCAACATATCGTCAATAGCGAAGCTAGCATCACGATTCAAGAACAATACGTTCTCTTCGATAGAACCTTGCTTGTCAAGACGCTTGATGATGTTGTCAAAATCAGCCAAAGTTTCAGGAGTTCCACCACCAAATACGTTACCACGGTTGTTCACAGCGTAGAATACACCTTCAGAACCTTTGTTACCATAGGTGGTATTAGCAGCAGCACCAGAACCAGCCTCAGCAGGAACAGCTTCAATCATTGAAGTCTCTAAGTAGTCTTCAAAACGTAAACGAGTCTCATGCTCAGACTTCAAGTACCACAAGTAACCAGTCGCACCATTTTCAGTTGATACTTCAACCCATCCGATTTGAGCCATATCAGAACCAGATACAGAATACTTATCCTTAAGGATAATAGGAGTGTTCTCGAAGATTTCATCGTTAGCTTCTAAAGAACCTTCCATTCCAACGGTACCTTTCTTGAACTCAGAACCATAAATGAAGATAGTAAAAGTGTTACCAGTGTTACCGTTAGTAATACCGCTTGCTTCGTAGAAAGCAACATCGATAGTACCAGCAGAAGTGTCAACGTCAGTTACGATAGCTTTGTTTTGAGTCACAGTACCAGTTGGTCCAACATTAGGAATAACCATGATGGTCTGTCCTTTGCGGATCGCAATAGCACCAGCAGTCAAACCAATTGACGCACGAGCTGGATCTAAAGTGTCATTGATTGTAAAAGTAGCGGTGTCAGCGTTGGTCAATACAGTTGTAGTACAGTTTACGTACTTAACGTGCAAGCGACCTTGCTCAGCCCACTTAATTAAATCAGAGTTTGAAGGCATCTCCGCTCCTACCATACGTAAGAATGAAGACACAGTACGATTACCGTAACGCTCAAATTCTTTCTCGTAGGTATCAGGAAGATACTGATTCAAGAAATTGAAATCGGTAATATAGTTAGTTGATAATGCTACCTGTTGAGCAGACGGCTGCAACTGGAAGCCAGGTGTAGTTAATACAGACATTTTTTTAGTTTTTTAGTTTTTTTAGTTTTTGTTTCTACTGCGAATTTTCAAGCCCCTACCAGAGTCAGGATTCACAGTCCTAACCTGCACTCCGTTCTTGCTTGCAATTTCTGGTGTTCTGCGTTCTGACATGTCGATGTTTTTTATCTTTTTATTTACATCTTCCGTAGCCGCTGCCGCACCTTGTTCGTAAAAGAACTTTGCAAACCTTTCGGGGTTCATCGCTATAGCCAAACTCTTGTGGTATCCAACTGCATCCTTAATCATTCCACTATCATCCAAATACTTCTGTATGAAGTTTGATGGATTCAACTGGCTATTTTTAAGTTCAGCTGCATCTCCGGGCTTAAACGTCAATACGCTATCGTTGATTTTAAATTCAAAACCTTTGAATTCATCATTGAAAACGTCATTTGTTTTTTCAACAAACCAATTACGCTTACGCTCAGACTCTTCCTCAATTGTTTTAGCCTCAGCAACATATCGCCTATATGCTTCCAAATCTTCTTTCTCTTTTGGATCAATTGATGCCGTACTTGACTCAAGGGGCACTTTGTATTTCTCCTTCTGAGATGTGAAGTATTTTTTAGCTTCAGCAATTTTCTTTTTTTTCTCAAGCTTGGCTTTTTTAATAGTTGAATCGTCATCTAATTCTTCATCATAGGAAAAGTCTTCCATGATAACATCGATGTCTTCATCATCTAAACCATCTTGAGTTTGTTTTAGATACTGTCGTAACAAGTCATCAGAATCCATGTTGTCGATATCTTCATTCAACTTCATGAAATCACTGAAACTTCTACCAGTCTCATTGCGGTACTGCATGTACTTGGCAATATCCTCTGGTAAATTCTCATTCTCACGCTCAGAAACAAGATCATCTATTGAACTTATTTCTTTTTGGTATCTATTCTTAATAAATGACAGAACGTCTTCTTCACTCAGCTCAGGCGTTGATGCAGACTCCTGCTCAACTTCTTTTGCCTCGTTTTCTTGGACACTCTCGGTTTGCGCTTCATTTACTTCTTCAGCGCCTATTTTTTGTTCATGCTCACTAAGTAATTGCTGTTCAACTTCTTGAACGCTTTTACCTTCTGATGAGCTTAACTCTTTTACTTTTATTTCCATTAAATTAGATTTTATTTATTGCAAATTTATACAATTTTTTTTTATCTTGGTTCAAACTCTGCCAAATCAAAACCATCCAAGCTATCTTCGTTAGATTCAAAGTTGATTGGAGGTAAGTCATTCTTACGTTGGTTTATGAGTTTTGACTGCTGAGTATTCTGAATTGAGATTCGTTTTTTCTTCTCTTCTTCTTTCATTTCCTCTCTTTGAGTCAACGTACCATTGTTCATTTCAGCTATCTTAAGGTTGTAGTTAAACTCCTCAGCCATTAGCATACGTTTAAGTTCTGCCTCGTTACGCATCTTCTCAATCTCAAATGCCACCTCTGCTTGTTTAACACGCATCTTAACCTCTCCCTCTGCTTGTATCTTCTGCATTGCAGTTTGAGCTGCCATTTGTTGAGATGTCAACTGTTGCTCAGAAATCATCTGCTGCTTCTGCATCTCATATTGCTGCTGCTTCTCCTCTTTCTTGATACGCTTCATCTTCAATAGTTGGTTTGCCAACTTGATATTCTTAATCTCACGGATGTCAATAGCATCCTCAAGATTGATATCGCCCTTAGATAAAGCCATTTGAATATTAGACTCAAGTTGTGCCTTCTGCTCTTCGTCAGGAGAAATCTCTATGAAGATACCAAAGTCATAAATATACAAGTCCTTTATCTCATTCAATATGGATACATTGTACTTTCCTATCTTATTCACGAAATCATCTTTGAAGTCAGAGTATTCCAAAACGTCAGCTACACGATACGTTAATGCTTCTGCTAAACTCTTTACTATGTTTAAACCAGCATCAAGTATATGCCTAGTGGCAGTATTAGAATTCAATGCTGCTAATTTCTGCAATCCAACCAAAGAGTTAGGATCAGGATTAGATGCATCCCTGGCTTCATTAAGACCCGTTACAGTTCGCAACATATCCATGTAATGGTTATAGTTGTATATAAGCATCTGAGCCTTACTAGCGCCTGAGTTAGAGTTTAACTCTTGAATAGGTATTCTTGCATTATTGAAATCACCATCTTGAGTATACGAACGACCAATAACAGAACCCGTTTGGAAGTATAGCTTCAAAGCATCTTCTGGATTGTAAGCCGCACCAGTACCTAAGTCAACCTCATTAAGACCATCAGCATCAATGAACACACCATCTGGGACAGTACGTGCAATAACTTGCTGTAATTTTAAATGAGTTATTTGAATCAAGTCAGCAAATGGTATCATTCTTCTTACAAGAGACTCTATATTGCCCTTGTACATCCTAGGAGCACAAGCCACATAGTTTGGTAATGCATGCTGAGAAGATGACTTTGGACGTACCATGTTCTTGGATAACTCCCACTTCAACATGATATTAGTTCCCATAACCATCACACCATCATACCATACGTCAATAGTTTTCTCGACTCTTTCGAATCTACCTTCTTCCATCATATCTACTGGTGGGTTGAAGGAATCATTTTTCTCTATATATTTTACACCACCATTATCAAGATACTTCTTCTTGTAAACTATCTTCTTAGTGCTCTTATAATTAAAATACAACAAAGTAGCCGTGTCTCTATAGAACATGCTGTTCTCGTAGAATTGAGCTACGTTGTAGTAATCGTACCAGCTTTGGCTATACTTAGATATCTCTTTTAAATCTTCGTTTGTTAGAGATGGATCTATCTTCAATAACTCTGTCATTGGAAGAGTCTTAATCTCTCCCCAATAGAAACAATCTCTAAAATAAGGGTCTTCTGTGTAGCTGTACACTATGTTTGCCGGGTCTACGTACGAAACTGTAATCCCAGCTCCTCTTAAAAACTCGTGCTTCATTACACCTATACCTAAAACAGATAGGTCATAATCTACACGCTTTCTTAAATCAAGGTACTTGTTCTCATCCAATATGGTATTGATGGCTTCCTCTTCGGCAATCTCTATAGCAGGCTTGTAGTTTAACTGCATATAAAGACTCATTTCCTCATCGTTAGAAGGCAACTCATCTGGATCCATATAGAACGGGTTAACCCCAGTCTTATCTTGGATGATTGATAGCAAGTCTTTAGACACCATTTGCCCCTCAATCATATCTTGGTATTTCGACCTCTTAGATTGAGATAGAGCATCTTGAGAATATGCCTTTACTTTAAAAAGCCTGTCCGACATACCATTAACTACGATATCTACAAACTTTGGTATAATAGGCACTGGAGTCCAATCCAAATTCAGATAAGATAAATCACCGTCTATCGCTAATTCATTTTTATACTTCTGGACTGGTTGCTCACCCCTAGCGTACAATTTTAACTTATGGAATTCTCTCCATTGATTGTAGTATCTGCATAAACTGCCATCTCTTCTAAACCACTCATACTGTATAGCCTGACCAATTTGTAAACCATATTCAAAAGAATCTTTCTCCTGATCGCTAGCAAATTGATCCGGGAAACTAGCTTGAGCTATATTAATTTTTACATCCCTCATTTAATTATTTCGCTTATGTTACCTTTGTTCGAGTACCTAGCAAAGTTAATGCTAATTTTGGACTCTTGTTTCTCTGGAACATATAAGTGCTTTTGATTAGCCATAATCGCAAGCCCAGAGCTGATAGATGCGTCAAATTTAGTCCTGTCATTAATATTAAACTTAGCCCAATCTTCAAGTGTTCTAGTGAAGTACATCGTGCCCATTACGTCAGAATCCCTATAAGTAGCAGACGAATCTATACCTACATATTTCTCAATATAAGACTCAATAGCAGACGCATGAGCTTGCTTTACATCTTCGCTTGAGTTTGGTATACCACCTAACTCACGCTCTGTCTTCGTTAGCTTCGCATACACTTTATCTGGTCTATTCATAGAGAAACCTCTATACCCTCTATTTTTAAAGTAATAAAGCAATCTTGGTTTGTTATTCTCTACCAAGATAGGCATTCCATAAAACACACATGCCATCAATACCTCTTCAAAAAATATCTCAGCCGTCTGCGGTCTAGCTATGTATTCTAAGAAAAACTCATTCGTAGGTGCATTGTCCATATGGAACTTGGTCATTCCATGCAAGGAGCCATTAGATCCCCTACCACCTACAACGGCAGATATATCGTATGAGTCACACCCAAAGGCTCCGATATGGTCATTGCCTGGATATTTCAATCCATTTTTAGTAATGACTTTATTTTGCAATCTTGCTTCTGGTATCCAACTAATTTTGAATCTTCCATTCCTATCTGGAGACCACACAACCTTAGAGTCCTTTATTCCATCTTTCCAATGGAAAGAACCTACAGTCAAATAATGCTCTTTTATTAATGAGTCATTATAGTCTATCTGCTGGTATATCTTAGTCAGATTAAACAAAGATTGCTTGCTCTCATCCCTGAATGCGTGACTTTCTGTTCTAGGGAACTGCCTATAAAATTCATTTAAAGCATCAGAATCGCTCTTCAAAGAATCAACCTCTGCCTCCCAATAGTCAATAGCACCATTGAATATTTTCTGCCCGTCTACACCAATTATGGGAGTTTCAGGTTTTCTAAAAACTGGATCGCCATACCTATCGATAAATCCCTCCATATTCCATTCCATTGGGATGAACAAAGAATATAGACCAGATTTTGTTTGGCCATTAGCATTTCGATATAATACATTCGAGTCTTCATATAGCTTTTTGAAATTATCACCACCCTTGCTTAAAGCATTAGACGTAGAACCCATCATGCACTTCCCAATAATTTTGCTACCAAGCCTTAAACAAGTTTTAGTTACTCGCCAGTTATTTAATATATTATTTGGCTTAATCCATTTTCCACTCTCGTCATGAGCTAATAATAATAGCTTTTCACCGTCATAACTATTATCTTCAGTATTCTTCCAGTCAATAGTCGTATCCAACCCATCAATATCATTCTCAAGGTTGTGCATGTTCTTTTTTGTAATCTTAGAAGCCGGTACTCGATATGCCAATTCTGTCTTTGGCTTATCCATACCATCCATTACAGGCTTGAAAAAGAAGGGTAACTTGTTGTTTATTGGTACTA